TGTATTGTGACAATTTTTCAGTGTTTCATTGCATATTTGTCACATCGGATACGCACGACTTTGGTATCTTAGTTGAAAGTGAAGGATACAGTTATGGTCGCTATACAGCCTATTTGCCAAAAGCAGCATTGAAATAACTAATATAATTGAATGCAAGAATGGGAAGCTTATGGCTTCCTTTTTGTTGCTAGAAAGAGGATATATGAAAATCATTACGAGTGAATCAGTCTTTAGTGGACACCCAGATAAAATCTGCGACCAAATTAGCGATGCGATTCTTGATGCTATTTTGGAACAAGATAAGACAGCAAGAGTGGCAGTAGAAACAGCCATCAAGGATGACTTGGTAGTTATCTTTGGAGAGGTCACAACTACAGCTTTAGTAGATTATGCTGAAGTTGCTAAACAAGTACTCCAGGACATCGGATATACCGACGAGTTCTCCGTGCTTGAGAAGATATCGAAACAATCACCTGATATTGCATTAGGTGTGAATGAAACGTTAGATCATCAACAAGGTGCTGGTGATCAGGGCATGATGTATGGATTCGCATGTAAAGAAACACCAGAACTTATGCCGCTACCAATCGTAGTTGCACATGACATTGCTAAAGAAGTAGATACGCTTCGAAAACTAAAATACAACCACATCTTTGGTCCGGATGGTAAGTGCCAAGTGTCGGTGAGGTATCTAGACGGCAAACCATTCGCATATGATACAATCATCGTTTCAGCACAAACTAGACCGAATGCAAATCCACTCATCGCTAAAGAAATCATCATTGAAGAAGTACTCAAACCAATGATTGGTAATGACCTAAATGGAATCAACATTCTTATCAATCCTACAGGTGCATTCGTCATTGGTGGACCTTATGGTGATTCAGGATTAACTGGTAGAAAGATTATCGTTGACACCTATGGTGGATATGCTAAACATGGTGGTGGAGCCTTTTCTGGCAAGGACGTAAGCAAGGTTGATCGCAGTGCGAGTTATTATGCCAGATACGTAGCAAAAGCCCTTGTGGAGGCAGATTTGGCAGACACGTGCGAAGTTTGTGTGTCCTACTCTATTGGTGTAGCAAACCCAGTCGCAGTATCCATTGATGCGTTCGGTACTGGTAAGTTATCGGATGAAGAACTTCTTGAGTTAGTAAAACAACACTTTGATTTCACTCCATCAAACATTCGAAAAGAACTAGAGTTTGAAAAAGTGAAGTTCCAAGCGTTAGCAACCTATGGTCACATGGGACGAGAAGACTTACCAGTACGATGGGAACACGTAGAAGAAAAAGCAGCTGAATTAAGAGTAGCCTATGAAAAAGCCAAACGTTCTACATAACTTCTATAAGTCACCTGCATGGCTTGAAGCTCGAAGCTTAAAGATCATGTCAGTGAATGGGTTATGTGAACGCTGTGGGCAAATAGGTATTGAAGTTCATCACATCGAAAAGCTCACAATCGATAACGTTAATAACTCATCAATAAGCTTGAATCAAGATAACTTGGAGTTGCTTTGTAGAGATTGTCACAACAAAGAGCATAAACGTTTCAGTAAAGTAGTTAGATTTGATTTAGATGGAAACCTAATAAATCCAGAAAAACCCTCGGTAAAATAAATGTTGTTTGATATAATGTTAATCAAAGAGGTGTTATTAAATGAGTTTTAATCACAATGTTCCTGGAGTACTTAGTGCTGCCAGCATAATCCTAAGTCGGCAAGTTGATTTCAAAAGTTTTAATGGGATTGTATCAGGTGTTCATGCAAGGTTTTTAAAACAAGATAGCAAATCGAATTATTCAAATAAACATGATTACGCTAATGCCATATTTTTATATGAACAAAAAAAACTATCTTCCGAGTTGAGTCATGGAAAGGCTGCAATTTCCTCTTCAAATTTCCATGCTTTAATTCAGGACCCAACAGTTTATAATCATATAAAAAGTTATTTTGAATCGCTATATTAATCCCCCCTCCTTCAGATGATTTCCATGCTTGGGTACCGCACAGGGGGGCAAACAAAAAACGGAAGATAGATTTTTTGAAAATTTGAATTTTCTGCACAAACTTTGTTTTCTATGAGTCACTTAGGTGGCTTTTTTTCTTGCTATTTATCCTCTTTAGAGTGATATATATTACTACCTTAGGAGGTAATGATCATGTTTAAAATTGGAGATAAAATCAAAATCATTAGTATGAACGGTGAAGATCACTATAATGGCCGAGAAGGAGTTATCGAATACATTGATGGACTCGATCAACTTCATGGTACATGGGGTGGGCTTGCGGTAATTCCAGGTGAAGACGAATTCGAAATTATCCAAAAATCCTGTGCAATTTGCGGACAACCTATTGATGGATACGGGAATAACCCGATGCCATTAAGAGGTGGTAGTTGTTGTGATAATTGTAACCTTAAAGTAGTCATTCCACTTAGATTATTCTGGGATGGAAGTAACCAAGACAGAGCGATGATACTTGGAGAAGATAACAGTATCAAATTCATCAAACCTCAATATCAATTCTTTACTTTGGAACAACTCCAAAAAGCTGTCAAAGGATACATTGAGGTTCATCCAGTAAAAATTCCTAAACATCTGATTCTAGTAAATGAGGACGGATCTTTAAAGCAAATGAAATCCAATCGATTAGCAGAGTTAGCATTTGATATTCAAGTGGTCGGACCAGCATTGATTTGCCCTTCTCACCTGATGGAATGAGGTGTCGAGATGTCAAAGATAAAAGATGTCAACATTGAGTATGAGCGACTTCGGTCGCTTTTTTCATCCGTTGACGAAACTAAAACTCAACTGGTGGATAATCTATTAGAACAAGCAGCATTCATGAAAGTAGAGCTTTTTATTCTACAAGAACAGATCAGAAAACATGGTGCAGTTCAGGTATCTAGCAAAGGTGCTCAACGACAAACGGAAGCAGCTAAGTACTACACAAAACTTATAAATGCGTATGGCACCGTTATCAAAACACTCAATTCAATTATGGGTAAAAACATGATTGAAGGTGACGACGCCTTTGATGAGTTTTTAAAGAAAGCGAATGTCGAATGAACTACTTAATCGAATATTATCAAAAAGTNATGTCCAATGAAATCNTNGTGGGNGAGGAATTAAAAACNATGCTCAGACGACTAATGGATGACTTGGTTGATCCTCGATTTGAGTTTGATGAGAAGCCAGGANACCTANGAATCGATTTTATNGAAACCTTCTGCAAGCACACTAAATCACCATTCAATGGNCAACCATTNATTTTAGAACTNTGGGAGAAAGCACTGATTCAAACTGCCTATGGATTTAAGATGAAAGAGACAGGATTACGTAGGTTCAATGAAGTGATTTTACTTATCGCACGTAAAAATGGTAAAACAACATTCATTGCAGGTCTCGATTTAGCTGAATTCTTTCTTTCAAAAGGTGGAGTAGATATTGTATGTGCTTCAAATACGAGTGAACAAGCCAATATCCTTTTTGAAGAAATCAACAACATGAGAGAACAATCCCCTGCTTTATCCAATGAAAAACGCAGTAAAAAGAATATATTTTTCATCTATTCTCCAAAGACTAAGAATAAAATCAAGAAATTATCAGCACAAAGCAGAAATAAAGACGGATACAACATTGAGGTAGGGTGCATTGATGAAGTCCATGAAATGACTGATTCTAAAGTCTATGATGCAATCAAGCAATCACAATCTACTAAGAAAGAACCACTAATCTTTATCATCACCACTGAAGGTACAACAGTTGGTGGTTTCCTTGATACCAAACTGGACTATTGTCGGAAGATGCTCAAAAATGAAATCAGTGATGATCGAGTACTTCCCTGGCTTTATACACAAGACTCAACGAATGAAATTTATGAAAATCCAGAAACATGGAAAAAATCAAATCCGAGTCTCGGTGTAGTAAAGACAATGGCATATCTTGATGATGTGATGAATAAATCAAAAAATGACCACTCAACGAGAGTGACCATGTTATGTAAGGATTTTAATATCAAACAAGTCGATCAAGGGGCTTGGCTAACATTTGCTGACTTAAATAACGAATCGACCTATTCTATAGATTCATTGAGAGGAAGCTATGCTATTGGAGGAGTTGATTTATCATCTACCACAGACTTAACTTCAAGTATCTTGCTTATTCAAAAGAAGGACGGAAAGAAGTATGTTATTCCGCATTTCTTTATGCCATCAGAAGTACTTAAGAAACGAATGGAAGAAGACAATGTCCCTTATGATATTTGGCTAAAAAGAGGACTAATCACACTCACCGATGGCAACCAGAATGATTTTTCACTGGTGACAAAATGGTTCATTAAGATGATACAACAATACGAGATTAGACCTCTTTGGGTTGGGTTTGATCCCTGGAACTCACAGTATTGGATAAAAGAAATGGAAGATCAAGGTTTCAATATGGAGAAGGTAAGGCAAGGTGTTTATTCACTTTCTGAACCAATGAAGCAGCTTGAAGCCGATCTTAAAAACAAGATAGTCAATTACGATAACAACCCAATATTAAAGTGGTGTTTATCTAATACCCAAGCAAAAGTTGACTTAAATGGTAACATTCAACCTTCAAAACTCAATTCCCGATTTAAACGGATTGATGGAACGGTTGCACTGATTATTGCTTATGCAGTTCTCAATCGTTACAAGATTGACTATGAAAACATGATGACATAAAAGGAGTGATTAATTTGGGCATATTCACAAGAAAGAAAAAGGAAGGTTCTTCAAATACCTTTCAGTTACTGAATCAAAACAACACATTATTCACTCCATTTGGTACTAACATTTCTAAAAGCGATGTCGTGAAAATTTGTATCGATAGGGTTGCGAGCCAATGTGCGAAGCTTAAACCAAGATACATCAAAACTGAATCAGATAAGACAGTAACCGAAAAACAAGGTAGACTGTCTTTTTTATTGAAACACAAGCCCAATCCACTGATGACTCCATATGATTTCATCTATAAAGTGATTACCTTATTGCTCTTTAATGATAATGCTTTTGTGTATCCGATGTTTGATTCTGTAAATGGTGGACTCAAAGCACTCTATCCACTTCGGCCAATTATGGTTGAAGCAGTGATCGATAATGCAGATGGATATTACTTAAAGTTCTACTTCGAAGATGGACAACAATTTACACTTCCCTATGAAAATGTCATTCATTTAAGGAAGTATTTTGCTTCGAATGATATCTTCGGTGGGAATGGATCATCAGGTGATCATGAAGCAATCTTAAAGACTATTTCGATTAATGAAAATCTACTTCAAGGTATCGACAATGCAGTTCGATCATCGATGCAGATTAAAGGTATTATCAAGATGAATGGGATGCTTTCAGAAGCTGATAAAAAGAAACAACGAGAACTTTTCGACAATGCTCTCAATGAATCTATAAGTACAAAAGGAAGTTCGATCATTCCGATTGACTTGAAATCTGAATATATCCCTTTAACAGTTGATCCAAAGTTGATTGACAAAGATACACTCGAGTTTTTACAGTCGAAGATTCTCGATTATTTTGGAGTATCAGCACCCATCTTTGCTAACAAATACAGTGA